ATATTATACACTTGCAATAAATACGCAAGTAGTAAAATTTAAAATATTATAAGTAGGTTGACGTATGCTTATTATAAACAATAGCTTATAATGGTATAATTTTTTTTTATAGTATCTTTTAAAATAGGATTTACAGTGATCTACCAAAGGATAAAACATACACTATACTGTGCATATATCAGGCTTATTTATGTGATTTTTACCCAAAAATACACTCTATAGCGTAGTATACGCTTTGTAGTGTAATGTACACTCTATAGTGTACCAGGTATCACTTAGTATCACTTGGTATGTGACGGCTTATGTGGACAAGTATCACTATATTATATAGTATAACGATGTAAGGTATTGTATTATATAGTATTAAGTAGTGTATTACTTAGTAATAGTACTTGATACTACTTGGTATGTCGTAGAACTAAATAGCACGTTCCGGTAGCACGCCTTCTCTTTATATATTTGACCCTTATACTTCGCTAAGCAAATTATACCAAAACACTTTTTACTGTTTACACGTTGTTTAACTGCATAAGAGGCATACCTTTATAGACATTCGTAAAGCGCAGTATGGATACACGTTCTTCGGAGTCTTTGTTGTATACACATGCTACGTTTTTATCATTGCCTATAAGGATGTGGCTCATATCTTCCCATGGTCTTAGCACTTCTACGAGATGTTTATAGTGCCTTATGCATCGATCATGGAGTATGGTTATGGTATTAGGGTCTTTTGCGAGGGCTACTGTGGGGTATGCTTCATTGGTCATGAGGACGGGTGTCCATTGTTGATCATCACAGAAGGCTTTTACTGCTTCTGTGACACCAAAGTTCATCTGTTTTGCGCCTATATGATTAGTATAGTCATGGCAAAGCAGTATCCCATTGGGTTTTATGAATCTAAGGGCATGATGTAGGTTTCTTGTTACGGCTTTAAAGGAGTGGTTAGCATCGATATACATCCAATCACAGAGGGGTATATCATCTTCTGTTATTTCCTCAAAGCATTTTCTATGTATTTTTACTTTTCGATCTTCTTTAAAGCGTTCTTTTACGCTTTGGTAAAATACTTCATGTTCTTCATCGGAGATATTTGCTTCTTCGGCTTGATATTCAGCATCTTTTATGTAGGCCCATGGATCTACGAGATGCAGTTGTTCTGGATTGGATATTCTTAGTATGGGTTCGGCCCAATTTCCTTGTTGTACTCCTATCTCTGCTATTACTCCATGTACAGGGAGTACGTCTAACAGGTCTATCCTATGCCGTGGGATGATAAGCATTTACTTCTCCTTTAGTAAGGCTACGTATGACAACAAAAAGCTTTAGGAGCTTTTTGTCTGATACAGCAAGGCTATAGGTATAGCGCATCTATGCGGTAAAGAATCTTTACCACTATCATAGACCTACTCTTGAGTATTGGCTGGATACGCGCTAGTGCCTCTTCATGATACCCACGTATGACTTCATCCAGCCCCCCAATTTCGTGGAGGCGGTACCAGCGTACTCCTCAGCCGCTGGATCATCCTAGTCCCTTGTCGCATCCCTGCCGACCCTCTTCCTCAAGCTTTATGGCAAAGCTGCCAATGGATTTGATGCTTCATATGTTTGCATTGTAAACAACAATACGTATATTACTAATATACAATTATTGACTACATTAGCAAGGAGTAATATACTATATGGATCTTTTTACTGAAAATTGGGAGTATTTCTTGGCTGCTTTTTATGCTATAGAGAAGATTGTTAAGCTAACGCCAACCAAGTATGATGACATTGTCGTTGATATGATTGGGCGTTTTATCTTTCGTAAGCCTAAATGATAATAGGAAATCCATTAAGGAGGATAGAGCCAATGCCTAAAGTAGGTAAGAAAAGCTACCCTTATACGCCTGCCGGTAAAGCAGCCGCAAAAGAGGCAATAAAAGCCAAGGCTATAAAGAAGAAGAAGAAAAAGCCAGCTCGTAAATCCCCTACTAAGGGATATCGAGTGGCCTGATTATGACAAGAGCAGCGCGTAGTCCAGAGCAGATTGATGCAGACCGCTTTCAAATCGCTCAATTGTATCTACAGCGTAAGCCTCCTAAAGCCATAGCAGATGAGTTGGGCTATGAATATGGGGTTGTTGTTCGTGATATTGCGGCTCTTCGCAAGCAGTTCAGAGAAGAATCTCTTGCGATGGTTACACAGCGCAAGAACGAAGAGCTTATGCGATTAGATATGATGGAACGCAAAGCGTGGATAAGTTTGGAGGAGTCCAAGGAGCGCAGAAAGATTCGCACTGATGACCAAGGGCGCGAGTCTATTACTGTGGAAGAGTCAGAAGGTGATCCTCGTTGGCTGGGCGTTGCCCAGTGGTGTACTGAACAGCGAGCTAAGATCTTGGGCTTATATGCTCCCAAGGAGCAGGTTCTACAACATAACCATAGCACCTCAGACGCTACCGAGCTTAGTGAAGCTCAGCTAGTTGACATAATAAGCAAGAAGAATAAAGAGATGGCAGTAGATGCCGAGTTCAAAGAGGAAAAGCCCGCAGAGATAGAAGAGCATGTAAATGAATGAGTTAGATGTAGATAAGGCAGCGGAAGAATTACTCATGCGCCGCAGAGCGCGAGAGTCCTTGCTTGATTTTACTAAATACACTTTTCCTGAGTTTGATTTAGGACCGCATCATACTTTTCTATGTGGCATCTTAGATCAAGTTGAAAAAGGCGAAGTGCGTAGGCTCATTGTTACTATGCCTCCTCGCTGTTCTAAATCCGAGCTAATATCTCGTAGATTCCCTCCTTATTACTTAGGTAGAAATCCTGACCATAGCGTGATAACAGCGACATACGGACAGGATCTGTCCGATGAGCTGGGGTCTGATGTGTTGGAAATCGTTAAATCTCAACGCTTTAAGATGGTATTTGATGAGGTTGGACTATCGAAAACATCTGCTGCTTCTGATTTTTGGAAAATAGAAAACCACAGGGGACGCTATATTGCGTCCTCTGTGGGGACATCTATCAATGGCAGAGGGGCTCATGTCTTTATCATCGATGATCCCTTTAAAGATCGTGATGATGCAGACTCCTTAAATAGGAGGGAGAGAGTTTGGCGATGGTATCGTGCCGTAGTGAGAACTCGACTCATGCCTCGCGCTTCCATAATACTACTTACGACAAGGTGGCATGATGATGACTTGGTGGGTAGGTTACTGGAAGACTCAACAGATGACTGGATGTATATAAACTTAGCATCTGAGGCACAAGAAAATGATCCATTGGGCCGAGAGGTTGGGGAAGTTCTTTGGCCTCAGTGGTGGGATAAGGAGTGGTTAACAGAGCAGCGACAGGCAATCGGTGAAAGAGAGTATGCATCTTTATATTTAGGGAAGCCAATAAGGGACCAGGGTGATTACTTCCATGCTAAGTGGTTTGAAGACAATATGTATGACGAACTCCCTTCTGATGGCTTACGTTTCTATGGGGCCAGTGATTACGGTACAAGTCGTGATGGTGACCCTACAGTTCATGCTGTGTTTGCCGTTGATGAAGTAGGGTGTATCTATTGGGTGGATCGATGGAGTGAGCGAGTAAAGCCTGATGAGTGGATAGAGACACTCTTAGTTTTAATACAGAAATATAATCCCTCAGCATGGGCTGAGGAGCGTGGGCAGATTCTAAAAAGCGTTGGTCCCTTTTTAGAAAGAAGATTCAAAGAAACCCATACCTATGTTCGCAGAGAGCAGTTCTCTTCCCATAAAGGCAAAGAGGTTCGTGCAAGATCTGCACAGGGTATGGCTCAAATAGGAATGATAAGGCTCCCCAAGAGGGAAGAGTGGGTCGGCCCTGTTCTCCATAACCTAACGCGCTTTCCTTCTGGCAAAGATGATCATGATGTAGATGTCTTATCTTTATTGTGTCGGATGTTAGGAGATATGCGCGGTCGTGCAAAGCGCGAAGAAAAACCAAGAGGAATACATCGTGCAGGATATACATTCAAAGACTATGTTCATAGATCAGGTTCTCGACGCAGAGGAAGAAGATTCCAGACAGAAAGCATTGTCATCGGAGATCATTATGCCCCTACCGAAGAGCGCACCAATGCCGAAGAGGGGCATTCAGAGCCAGATCAGCCCATGGTTGTTACAGGAGGAGGCTTTGAAGGCGAAGACCAATAAGGAATTGGCAAAAAGCCTAAACATAACTCGTCAGTGGCTACATAAGTTATTGAATAAATACAAGATACGAAGTCCTGCGATTAGAACAAGAATAGAAAAATTAGAAAAAGATGTGAAATAGCAAAACACTAAAAAGTGTTTACGTTAAGTCATTAAAATTCAACGGTTTGCATATTGTATATAATAGTTATATATTCATTGCGTGGCAGTTTGCTGTCATGTTTTTCCTCTTGGTTGAGCAGATGCTGGTAGGAAGCCATTGTTTTGCCTCCTTCTTTTCAATGTGTTTCCTCCAGTATCTGTAACCAAGAGAAGCCTTATTACAAGAGGGACATATGTCTTATCCTCGCAGTGCTGAAGATCGATTAGAATACTGGAAGCGCATAATAACTCATGCTGAACGATATTATGAGCCCTATTTCGATGCGTGTAAAGTATTAAAAGAGCAATATGAGATGTCTCCATCTTCTTTGAGAGAGAATCTCTTAGAAGAATACAGTGAAGATCCCGGCTTTCGCGTAAAAGCAAATATTGTATTTGCTTGGATTGAGCAGATGATTGCTAATCAAGCATCAAGAGATCCCGAAGTAGTTGCTACGGCAACCAACATGCTGGGCGTTGGAGCTGAAAAATCTGTTGGTCCTATATTAAACTACTTTTATCGAGAGACTGAACAATTAGAACAAGACAAAAGAGTCCTGCTTGATGGGTATTTATCTATATGGGGTGTGTGGAAGTTGGGATACGCTGTTGATTATGACAGCTTAATAGAGCGAGAAGTATCTTTTCGTATGAATCAAGGCGAAATGCTCTTTGATTCTCCTGAATCGGACTTTAATCACTTAGTAACGACAGGTCTTCCTACGGTTGTTGATGTCTCACAAGACCAAGAACGGTTTATCGAGTTCCACACCATGGGACTTCAAGATCCCATGGTTGAAGCGGATAGCCCAGGGTATTTAGCTGTTCAAGATAATATCGCTGAACGCAAGCGAATGCTAGATCGTGGAAGTCCCGATGATAATACTTCAGTAAAATGGGAGGGGCCATGGGCCTTGCGGTGGAAGCCAAGTGATTTCCTTATCGATCCTGAAGCACAAGATGCTTTAAGAGATGCGGGATGGATTGCTTTTCGCTTTAGGCGCAGGTTGGATGACGTGAAATACGATCCAATGCTTAAAAACGCTTCAAGCCTTGAGCCTACAAGCCGTTTAGATGGGGCATCAGATATATCCGATGGAGAATCTGATCCTTTTGAGATGGTTGAAGGGTGGGAGATTTGGGCAAGGCAGTTCCCCATAGGAAATGGGCGCAGACGGAACTTGCGCATGGTTATAGTTGATAGTCATGACAAATTTCTACTAGATGAGCAAGAATGGCCTTATGATCGACTAGAAGACTACCCTGCTGAGGTAATGTCTTTTACTCGTGGCATAGATACGTGGTTTAACAAGCCTACGCTCATTATGTCGGGTGGAGACAGTCAGCAATCCTTAATGAATGAGATTTTAGATGGTGTTCTTTCTGTAGTGCGTAAACAGAAGAACATTTTTCTCTACGATCCAGAGCTTTTTGATGATACAGAGGTAGAAGAACTGTTGACAATGCCTGATATGTCAGCATTGCCGGTCCCTGGACTGAGCAAGGCAGCAGGTGGGGCTATTCAACCTATTCAATTCGGACAAGTTCAGTCAGATAAAAACGCACTACTTAATACTATCCAAGTCTTATTCGATAGAGCGGCAGGATCTCCTCAGCCCTTGTCCACTATTAACCCAGAATCAGCAACAGAAGCGGATATTGTAGACAGATCGGCCTCATCGCGTGAAAATGAGCGCACCTCTTCTTTTAATAGGGCAATATTACGTAAAGTTCGTAAGTGGTGGCAACTTATAACGGAGTTTTATGATCCTGCCGATGAAAAAATATATCTTATCAACCCTTCAGGGGTTGAAATGGCTGATCGCTTTGCGACAATCTCTGAGCAAATGGCTAAGGGAGAATACTTTTTTCGTATAGACATGTCTTCACATCAAGACAACAAGGTGCTGGAGCGAAGACAGGGCTTAGATTTGTTAAATCTTGTCTCTGGTCTTGTTCCCTTGTTTCAAGAAATCTATGGACAACCACCTAATATTGCTGCAATACTAGAACGTGTCATGCGTAGGGGTTTTGACTGGGAAGACGTACAAGAAGTATTGCCTTTTATAGGACAGGAAGCCAAACAGCCTGAGCCGCCGCCGAATCCAGCAGATGCGTTGATGGCACAATTAGGACAGGCACCTCCAGAAGGACAGGCACCTCCAGGGGCTCCAGTTTCTCCTGAAGCAGAAATATTAAATCAAGCGGTTGCCGCTGGTAAACAGCAGGGACCAATGCAGGGAGGAGCATTTAATGCAGCTCCCCCTTCAGTTTCTAATCAACAAGCAGCGAATATTAGACCAATGAATAATCAAGGACTATAGGGGATGTCCAACTCAGATGTCCCAAATCAAGAGCCTCAAAGAAACGATTGGAATCAGGAAGATCTTGGGAAACGCCATAACAACCAAGGAGATAAAGGATTGGGATTTTATGGCAAAATACCTCTTGACAGTGAAAAGTTTGACTATGCTACGGAATATTCTATTGGAGTATCACCGGAAGAATTGGACCTTACTTCTAAGGACTTGAAAGTTATTCGTAAGCACTTTGAGTGGGATGAGGGAGCATCAACTATAGAAATCCCTTCTTTTGTACCAGGGCTTTCGTCAAAGGAGTTTACTCTTTTAAAGGGTCAAGCATCGAACAATATGGACAAAGAAGAGATACCAGATTCGCTTATGGAAAAAATAAAAAAACATGCTAAAAATCGACTAATAAAAGGGAAAAGTCCTTTTTGGGAAGAGGGAGAAAAACAACACTCTCCTCCTGTTGATCAAGCTAGTGAATAATCAAGGACTATAGGGATGACACAAGGTCAACTGCGACGAAACAAACAGGGATTCTTCGAGGACGAAGATGAACGATTAAAGAGGGAAAGGGAAAAACTCCTTGCAAAAAGGAGCAACTCAGATGTCCCGAATCAAGAACCCCAGAGGAATGATTGGAATCAGAGGCCAGCAGCTAAAGAACCCGTAATAGAAGGGCCAGTAGTTCAAGAAGCAAGAGTGGATAAAACAAAAAGATCGCCCTCTTTGGCATTGCCAGAAGAAGAAGGGGACGATAAGAGTGTTGCGGGGCTCGTTAAAAACTTAGATGAAGATATAGGGGAAGCCCTGAAGCCAGAGGCTATAATAGAATACACGAAAGGTGAATTTAGTGATTATCTAGAATTAGGAAAAGCACTCTTGTCATTACCAGATGATATGGTTAAATCTGTTTTTATTCCAAGATTAAGAAAAAGAAATAAAAAAGAGCTTGATGAGATACTATCTGCTCTTTCTAAGCTATGGAACAAAGAATCGGAAAAAGTAGAAAAGGAAGGGGCAACGGCCTACACAGATGAAAAGCTGAATAGGGCTGCTGATTATGCATATGAAAACCCCTTAGCGTCAATAGGTCTTGTGGCTTCCCTTTTAAATCCTACACGTACAGCAAAAAACATTAAGAATATTGGGAAAAGGTCTATAAATTTAGCGAAAAAGGTGGGAACGGAAGGGGCTAAAGAAGTTGGGAAAGAGGCGGCTAAGGCTGTGGGTAATTTAGCTATGACTCCTTTATCAAAACTTCTTGCTGATATAGCTCCTCATGTGTCGGTTCATATTGAAGATTTCTATAAAAAGCAGAAGAAGGTAAAAGATTCTTCTGGGAAGGTTGTAATAGACTCCAAAACAAAGAAACCAAAAATGGAAGAAGTGGAGGTTAAAGGTGTCGACAAGGTCTTAGCCTATGCTGGAGCAGTGGCGAATGCAGTGCCTGATTATGGTAAAAACATAGCTAAGAATTTTCTTTTCCCTAGGCATCACCGAGCGAAGGGGGAGGATGTTGTGACCGATCGCGTCACAAGAGCAGAAAAGACGATCGACGAAGGGGCAACTCTCCCAGAGGCCGAGAGAAAAAAGATTCAGCCCAACAACGTGAAGATCGCAAATTCCGAGATAACGCAAAATCTTTACCTTAAAGGGCAATCGGGGGGGGATTTTGCCAAGGAAGAATTAGATTTCTTGGGGCATACTCATATGATGCCAGAATCAGGAAAACCGTTTTACGAATTTAACAAAAATGATCTTGATAATAGTTATCGACAGTCGTTCCTTAACCCAACCGAAGGTCGTAAAGAAAAGATAGGCGAAGCAAAAGAGCTTCTTACACCTGAAGTATCAAGTGAATTACATGATATTATAGCAGACCGGTGGGATGTCAAGAGAGAGAGTGGACCATGGAACATGGCCGTTTATGACCCTAGTTTAACGCAGCAGGCCCAAATGGGAAATGAAATTCAAAGTACTTTTGACGGGATCTCTAAAACGATAAAGGATCCTGAGAATAGGCTTGTTAGAGCTATCTTAGAAAATAAAGCAGCAGGCAAGGGAGAGCTGACATCAAAAGAGATGATGGATGCTCTTAAAGAATACAAGATTCCAAGTATCGAGGGAAAGAATGGGATCTATATTAACTTTTCGGGATCAGGAGGAAATCCACTATCGGGTGGGGCTAATTTTGTTACAGGGGGAACAAATAAAACCCTCTACGTAACAGGGAAGGGAAAGAGTTTCGGTGTTATATCTGACGTACACGATGCTTTGGGAGGCGTTAAAACTCATAACATCAACCATATGACAATAACGACTCCTATATACCAGCAATTCAAATTTGGGAAAAAGGGCGAAGCAGCTGTTCTCACGAAATATCCTGGAAAACCAAAAGAGCAAATAAAAAAGCTTATACGTGATAAAAAGTTTACAAACACTGATTCTAAGGGGAACGAGATATCATCTTTTAATCCTATGGACAGCATAGAGTTTAATTACAAAAATGCACCTAAGCGCAATACTAATGTTAATCTTAACCGCACGGATAAGTCTGGCATTCGGTCCGATGTGCATAAAAAGTCAAGGAGAGCCCTGAAGAATAAGCAAGACTTAGACTTTAGTAGACCACTGACTCCAAAAGATATGTTTAACTATAGCAGAAATAAAGTAGGTGCCGGTGCCGGTTATTACGTGCTTGATCAAAACTCAAATGAAGAAGATAGATAAAGGACATATGTTATGGCTAAGAAGAAAAAGTTAAAAGACTCAATAATCCCAGAAGCAGTGCGAGAGTCTATAGAGAATATGGGAGTTATTGAAGATGAAGATATGGATCAAGAAGAAGAGCAAGATGATGATGAAGAGGCAGAAGAAGAAGATGATGAAGATGTTGAAGAGGATGATGATAGCAATCTTGATAAAGACAGTGAAAAGCTAGAAGTGAAATTGGAGATGATTGATCGCAAGCTTCAGCGTATCGGCAATAAGAACGGTTCCGATAATAAGGCTGAAAAATTAATTACTCAACGCCGAAAAATTCAGCGATCACTAAAGAAGCTTCGGCTGACAAGGGAGCTTGAGTCTGTTAATCGAGGCGAGGACAACACTATGCCTGGAGGAGGATTTATTTTCTAATGCCCTTATATGACTATGAATGTTTGAATGATGAGTGTAAGCATGTAGAAAAGGACATCTCAGTGCCGCATAAAGAAAAAGCATACCTATGTCCAAAGTGCAAAAAGCAGATGGAAAGATTGTTTCCCGTTGAAGCGGTTAATGGTATTCGGTCTTTTGAGTCGTATTATGACCCTGCCTTAGATATGGATATAACCGGCCCAAAGCAACGAGCAGATGCTATTCGTGCGTTGGGACTTGTTGAAAAAGGCGATATGAATAAAGGGGCTAGAAACTGGGACTCTTCTGCTCCCAGTGTTATGGATGTTGAAGCTCCTAAAGGTAGGACATTAAACGACTTACAAAGAGAGCAAGAAGGGCGACAAAAGATTAAAGAAAGTTTTATTGTTGGTGATGAAACTGGAAATTTTAAAAGAGCATCTGAACTAAGTGGGCCAGAGCGGTCTACCTCGTCAGGTGATGCTATTATTGACGAAGCAATGAAATAACCAATTGGAGGAATTATGACAGAGGCAATTTCTGCTGATCAAGCAACAGATGAAATTCTAGACGACGCTTATGCCGACCTCATCAAGATGGATGAAGACGCGCAACTATCTGATAGTTTAGAATTAAATGATGATGAAGGAGGACCGCAAGAGACTACAGACGACACTAGTAGTCAAGAATCAAAGTCAATAGGGTATGGGGAACTCATGGAATGGCTTCGTGAGAACAACCCTGCCGGTGCTGAAGCGATGAAAAGCATCCAAGGAAACTCTAGCCGCCTAAGTAATCAAGTTAACGATCTTAGCTCAAAGCTAGAGAGTCTTGAAACTCGGATGGCAGACGATAGCCCTGCTACGCCTGCCAGAGGAACGCGAAGACGAGATCCTGCCTTAGCAAATCTGTCACCGCAACAGTGGGATTTATTCCGCAAGATGGCAGCTGAAGAGGGGATGGTTCGTAAAGCAGATCTGGATCAACAGGAAACCGAGCGAGCATATGAATCCCATAGGGAACGTGTGTTACGTGAGGGGATTGAGCAGTTCGGAGAAGGCTTTGGCAGTCTTGATGAAAGTGGGCAATTCAGCTTTAGTCCTGATGTACGGAGCAAAATTCAAGAGGTTACTCAACGCTTGGATTCCGACACAGAAGGGATTACGGAAAAAGAATTGTTTATATTAGCTATGCATGAGGATTTAATAAAGGCAGCTCGTGCAAAGGGTGAAGAAGAAGCCTTGGGTGAATTAGGAGGGGCTCGACTGGAAGATAAACGCCAACGGGCAAATAGTACTGTACGTAAAACAGGCAACACATCAGGGCGAAAAGGATCTGCTGTTGACAAATCCAAATTTTCCTCGGATCAAATCACAGAACAAATAATCCGCGAAGCAGTTCGTCATATGCGCGGATAATTAACTAAGCCACTATTTAGCGGCTTTTAACGATAGGATGTTTTATTATGGCTGGCGAGAGTTCTCTAACAAGAACGTATAAAACTCTCCTCACCACGACTTTTGACAAGCTATTATCGGCTAATGTAATTCAGGACAATGTGTATGATGCACATCCTGTATTGGATTGGTTGCGTAGCGGGGATCGCGTCAAGGTTATTGATGGCGGCGAACGTATTCGTATTCCGATTTGGACTGGCAAAGGTACCACTTTTAAGTGGTATTCGGGTGATGAGCTTTTGAATGTAACTCCGCAAGAAGGGGCTACCACGGCGTGGTATACTTGGAAGCAGGGTTCTGTAAGTATAACGGTAGACGGTTTGTCTCGGCGTTCCAACAAAGGAACGGCGCAGATTGCTGACATTACCAAAGAAAAACGCAAGCAGTCCGAAATGGACTTAGCCGACAACATGGCGACAGGAATGTTTTCGGACGGAACAGGTACCAGCAACAAGCAGCTTACTGGGTTTGAAGCGATGATCGCTACGACCACGACAAGCGGCACGTATGCTGATATCAACTCCGCAACGAATACGTCTTGGCGTAATCAAGTAGCAACAGGCGTTGGCTCTGCTGCGGTAAATTTAATTCCTAAGTTGACTACCGTATTTAATGATTGCTCCCAAGGCAAAGGTGCGACTTCGCGCCCTGACTTGATTGTGGGTACTCAGGCAATACATGAATCGGCTGAAGCTCTAATCAATCCCAAGTTGCGTTATGCTTCTGGTGCAAATGATGCACAGATGGTAGCTGATGGATTGCGCTTTAAGACCGCAGAATTTATCTGGTCAGACTATTGCACTTCAGGTACTGTGTATGTCTTAAACAGTAGCCATATGATGTTCTTTGTGCATCGAGATGCTAACTTCTCTTTAAGTGAAGAAGGCTTCCAGAAGCCCGTTGATCAAGATACCCTTGTTAGTCAGATATTCTTTCAAGGTAACTTAGCCACCAACAACCGGCGCAAGCTCGGTAAGTTGACTGGCATAACTTGATATAAGGGGTAGATATGGCTGCTGGAGATGTAAATACTCGCGAAGTTGGAGTAAAGCAGTATGAGTGGGTGACCGGAACTTGCGAAGCTGCTAACGGCACTGCCGTTCCAATTGCAGGTCCAGGGCGTAGAATTGTATTTGCTATGGTTCAAAACGCCGATGACGAAGAAGGTGCGCGTGTTGTTTATAATAGTAATAACGGCACCGCAGATAGTTTAAATGGGTCCATATATATAACGTCAGCATCGTCTGATGTTGATACGTGGAACTATCTTGTAATCTTAAGCTAAGAAAGGGTATGTTATGCAATTTCCGACAGTTGCACGCGAACATGCCGATGTCGTATTTATTGTTGCTGAAAATAACGAAGGAGCTGTTTTAGAGCCTGGTAAGGTTGTTGAGTTTTCGCAGACTGCTACAGATGCCGATCAGGGCCGTCTTGTAGAGTTGGTGGATGCTGTTCTTAATCTTACTACGGGACTTTCTGGACAGGTCGCTGGCGTTGTTGAGACTACGATAAACACTTCTGAGGTAGGTCGCTTGCAAGTATGGGGACCAGCTAATGTGCGAGCTTCTGCTTCACTAGCTGCTGGAACTCTATGTGTTGCTTCTTCAATTAATGCCACGAATCAGGGGCATGTTACTGCTGCGTCAAATTCGACTGCGGTGGGAGCTGCTTATGCAAATGCGTTAATTGGTTGGACTTTAGAAGACGGTCCAAATGTAACGAATGCAACCGTTCAGTTGCGGTTATTATAGTATTATTTGAGTGTGGGCAAAAAAGCCCACACTCATTTTTCTATCAAGAGGAAATACAATGGATGAAGATAAAATAGTAGAGCTGAATAAGAAGATATTTCAACCGGAAGCAAAAATATTAGTTGCGACACCAAATTATACGAACTTATTCTCTTCGGAGGTTCACGCTAACCATATTGAGTGCGTGGCCCAGTGGAAGAAAGAAAAAATAGATTTCAATTGGACAATTATTGGCAGGACATTTGTTCATTTTGCACGAAGCCAAGCTTGTCAAGCTGCGATTAATGGAGATTATACGCATATTTTCTGGGTTGACGACGATGCTGTCATTGATCCTGATATATTACAACGATTTTTATCTTATGATAAGGAAATTGTCATTGCGCCATATCCAATGCGAAGACAACCTCATGAGATTGGAGTTTTATTTTCAACGGTGGGGGATTTTCATAACCATAAGTCGTATCGAAACTTAACTATGGATGATATGGGGCAGGGACTAATCGAGGTAGATGGGGGTGGAACTCATTGCATGTTAGTTAAGACGGAAGTGCTAAGGAAAAAAGGGGACATTGAATCTTCAGATGCTTATCCTAAGCCCCTATTGGACTTTCTAGATACGCTCAGTGAAGACCAGAAAGAAACTATAGATCATTATGTGGGGAATCTTCCTGATGAGTCTTTGACGCTAAAAGAAGAAGATGATTTAGGAAAGCCTTATTTTATGATGCCAAAAACAGGAACAGAAGATATGTATTTCTGTTATAGGGCAAAGAAAAAAGGAGTTAAGATCTGGTGCGATACAGATGTTTTTGCTTCTCACATAGGATTTTATCCGGTTATCGGGAAAGAGCATACCGAACGCGCTGAAATGATGAATAACGAAGGAGGAGAATCTCGTGGGGGTATTCCGGTGTTACAAGTGCAGCAAGGGCCTACACAGCGATCCAATAATAATGAGGAGTTGTCCGGTGTGCGGAAGCCTTCAGTGGACACCAGCAAGTCGGCTTCGTTGGTATGATTCATTTTATCTACTTTGGCAATCTAAAGGCGAAGTAATGCCTTTAGACCAAGAGGCTTATTTTTTAAGAAAGTTTTCAACAACAGTATTACCACTCATAGCATGGGTCATTTCTTTGATCCGTAGAATTGCATAGGAGAATTTATCATGGCTTATGGAAGTGGAGGCTTAGCACGGGGAACTCGTCCCGCTCGCCGCCCCATGAACACGCAGAAAGCCCCAGAGCGTCGTGCTGGGGTAAAGCAAATAGGAAGTAACACTTCTACTCGTCACAATGTCGCTCGTCCAGTAGCAGGCGGCACACGGCGTCCTGCTGCCGGTCCTGCAATGCGAGCAGCGCAACGGTCAGCACGGCCTGCCCGTCCTGCTGCCGGTCCTGCAATGCGAGCAGCGCAACGGTCAGCACAACGACAAGCACAACCTCGCCGGCAACGGCGAAGAATGGGTCGATAGGAGATAATTATGGATTCTTATATATCCTCATGGTCAGAAACACAGGCAGGAACTGACTCAGGAGCAACAGCTAGTCATGCTGCCGCTTCTGGGACGCAGCATTTTGTTTCCTGTATTTCTGGGCATGTAGATGCTGATTCAATAATACAAATATTAGATCACACTACCGTTGTCTGGGAGAGTAAGATCGACGTTTCAGTAGAAGGGTTTTCATTTTCTTTTTACGTAGGAAACATCCCTATAACTCCAGGGAATAAGGCTGACGGAAAGATTGCCAGCAGTAGTGCAGATTGTCAAGTAAACTTGGGTGGAAGTTCCATCCCTTAAACCATAGAGGAGAAACATAATGGCATCTATCTTATTAGATACTAGGCTACCAAAAGAAGCAAATGACGCAATTGCATTAGGAACTCAGAATCTTTCTGACGGAATAGAGATTCCTTTGTCAAAAAAAGCAAGAGAATCTATCGTGTATAGAAAACTAGAAGCGATTAGCTCTATGATTTCAGATACACAACATGGCAGTGAGTGGATGGAGCAGTTCACGACTCATGCCAAGTTGGGCATAGTCGATGGGAGTGAGTCGATCAATGAAGAAGATGGACTTATTTTAACTTTTATCGGCAAGCCAGAAGAAGAAGTTGCTGTTGATGGACGATCAAATACAATTTATCGTGGAGAGCAGATCGAAGAACAAGAAGAATTGTTAGATCAGCAAATGCCGCGATATCTTCAATACAACTTTTATCTGAAAAGCGCATTGGTTACAGATGGACCAACTAGGCGAGCGGAGTTGGCTCAGACGCATGAGCAGCGAAGATTAAAAGAACAAGGCGATATGTTCAGCACGATTACTGAAGCATTTCAATCAGCGATGGACGGGAAAGAAGGCGGGGTATCTCAAGAGATGGTTGATGCGGCAGTAGCAAAAGCCCTAAAAGAGAGAAAATGACTTTTCGTGAAATATTAGATGCTGGATTGTCTTATGGTGGCGAAGAAACAGGAAGCGACTATGAGGCTCTTCTTAAAAAAGTAGTTAATCAGTATTACCGCGAGGCGTTATCAATAGCAAACTCGGACTTGGAAGAAGGCACTGTTTCGCTAACGACAGTATCTGGGACTGCTGACTATGGATTGCCATTGTATAACAAGCGAGCCATAAATTTTGATGACGATACAAACAATAGGACGTTATCTTGGCTTACGAAAGCTGCCTATCGGAAAACTTATCCAGGGTCTGATGCTTCAGGCACTCCTCATACCGCTATTCCTTTAGGGGTAAGAGGAGTGCAGAGACAGCCAGCAGCAAGTGGCGTTTTAACGATTCAGTCAAGCATAGGATCGGACACAAGTCCTCGTTTTGCTGTGTTAAGCGGCTTAAGTGGAGGGAATGCGCTAAAAGAAACAATAACACTAAATGGCGTTAATCCAGTTTCTTCTTCTAATAGCTATGATGCTTCTAGTGGAGTTCAGCGATTAGTATTGGGAACCGAATCTTCTCAGTCTATTACTGGGGTAGTCACATTAAAAGATTCTTCTGGGAATGTGTTAGCAGATGTCGCTCCCTACTATGAGTCTTCTCCTAGTTATCAGTGGTTTAAGTTTTATCCCACTCCAGATGGGGCTATAACATACACAGTTGATTGCGAGTTGAGAAAGCCTCCATTGATATCTGATGATGATTGGCCTGAGCTAAATGAAGACTTCCATGACCTGTTAGTGGAAGGTCCAGCAGGCGTTTTATTGCCTACTTTCGGTAGGACAAGCGCAGGGGACAGGCATCGAACAAGGTATAGAGAGCGATTGGATTTATTTAGACAAGTAGAAGGAAGCAGCATTAGGCGTTCTCGTAAGTTTGCTGATGTAATGAGATTAACAGGAAGCATTCGCCCAGGGGGACCAAGGATAGAAGGTATAAATGCCTGATCCAAGAGTTACACCAGATCTACAACACTCGCCAATATTTGGATTGCGAGGACAAAGGGATCGCTGGCTATATCCTAATGAGAGGCTGACTCCAGAGAATACTCTCAAGATGCGTAATATAAACCTGTCCGAAAACGGATCAGGAGTTATGCGTGGAGGGTATGATAAGTGGTCAAGCACGCAAATTGCAGGGTCAGAAGCAGGGGTTGGCCTGTTTCAGGCCGACTTTAGAGATCATGGAACACAGCAAATAATTGTTACTCCAACAAAAGTCTACACGGATAATGGCACAACAAGAAAAACGATTACTGGGTCAACTTTATCAGGCACAGCAAATGATCGATGTCGATTTGTTTTTATTGACAATAAAATAGTTTTTACAAACGGAGTTAATCAAGTTCAAATATGGGGAGGAAACTACTCTTCTGGCACTGTATGTTCAGATCTAACAGGTATGCCGTGGACAAAGTGTGATGACTTAGTTTTGCATAGAAACTTTCTGGTGGCCTTATCGCCAACAGAAAGTAGTGTCAAGGAAACGACAAGACTTAGATGGTGCGATGTTAACACGTTAACTTTTGATATAGATATTACAAAGTGGCCTAATAATAATAGGTATGATATTTATGATGGTGGTCCTGCTATTGTTGGAGGCGTAGATAATTTTGGCACTGCACAGGGCAATGATGGTATGTTGCTCATCTTTAAAAAAGATGGATTATATCCTGGGTTTCTAGAAGTGGATGGAGGGTTTATCGCCTTTCGCCCACTGCCCACAAGGAGAGGGTTTCGTCCTATTGCTAAGCATTCCCTGATTGCACGCCCGGAGTTTGTTTTTGGCGTTGCAACAGATGGAGCTTTTGTTGTTCGCCCTGACCTATCAGTCGAAACGGTGACATTAGACAATCGAACAGAGTGGCAAACATTAGATCAGACTAAGTTGCAATATGCTGTTTCTTGGGTAAGGGAAAAAGATCACCAAGTAAGAACGCTCCTTTCTTCTACTGGAGATGGGGCTGATATGGTAATGGCTTGGGACTGGGAGACAGGAGATGTTTCTTTTGATGTCTTAACAGATCGAATGAACTATGCTGGACAGATCTTTGACACTAGTGCAGAATATGATTGGATGGTTGGGAAAAGCTCTGGGTATGTATATAGGGGCAATACTGACACAAAAACAGATGATGGAGAAGAATATAGTTGGGAGATTAAATGGGCTCCCAATGATTTGGGAATGCCAGGAATTGTAAAACACATCGTTGGCCTTACCCTTTTTTATGAGCCTACAGGGGGGAATACCACTGTAGACCTAACAATAGAAAGAGACTTGGGCTCTAGGCGACCATTTAACAAATCCCTTTCCATTGGCACTGCTGTGAAATGGGACGATGGTAAGCTATGGGATGATGGGGAATATTGGGAGGGTGGCACTACTGATAGGGCTAGGCTTTTTGTAAATAGATCAGCAGAAGTAATTACTCCTTATATAAGGGGTTCTGGAGACATTCGGATTATTGGCTATCAAGTTACGTATTCAACTGAAGGATAATTATGGCTACTGTCACACGCCCTTCCACAGCATTACCTAATGCAAAAGATGAAATGAAGTCTGCCCAAGTTAGGGAGTGGGTAAATAACATCATTGGACTGATTGAAGACTCTACTCCTGCAAATAGGATGGATAAGAACAATGTAGATTTTAGCTCCTCAGATGGAATTGTAGTAAAGGAGAATGATACAAGTGATGAGAATATAATTACAGGGCTATTGAGCATGGAAAATACTTCCGCAGCAGCGGGAGGGGCTCGTGTTGCATTGCGCGTTGGGCATGATCCTGCAAGTGGAACTCCTGCTACTGGGGATGGTCCTGCTATTCAGTTTTATAGCAATGACGTTGGCGGGAATAAGACTAATATCGCTCAGATAGATGCAGTATTTAGCAACGCTGCTGACGGGAGCGAAACTTCAAATATCGTATTACAAACGGCAGTTAACGGAACTATTACTACTGCGGCAACAATAAACCCATCCACGTTTACTTTACCTGGGGGGATAGTAATAGGCTCAGGGATAGTAATAGGCTCATCGGCTTCCGTGACATCAGTTGATACGGATATTTCTTCTGTGTCAAGCTCCGATGATACCATAGCATCTGCTAAGGCAATTAAAACTTATGTTGATACTCAAATAACAGCAGGAGATTTAGATTTTACTACTGACTCTAATGGCGGCGCGGTAGATCTAGATTCTCAAACATTTACAATCGCTGGTGGGACTGGAGTCAATACGGCAGGGACAGGCCAAACTGCTACTGTAAATATAGATGCAGCTCAGACGGGTATTACTTCCTTATTAGCAACAGATATTAAAATAGGAGAAGATGATCAGACAAAGATAGATTTTGAAGATGCGAATACGATTAACTTTTATGCTAACAATGCTAAGGAACTGGTTCTTTCTGAGAACTCATTAACACCAGGGACAAGTGATGGGATTGCGCTTGGGACCGGATCTCTTATGTGGTCTGATTTATTCTTAGCTGACGCATCGGTTATAAATTTTAATAATAGTAACATGACCTTAACGCACTCAAGCGGCCTTCTTACCGTAGGGGGGGGAACACTAGCGGCAACGATATCTACGGCCACTCAGAACACAATAGACCATGATACACTAGCTAATTTTGTTGCAAATGAACACATAGATCACACTGGAGTGTCAATTGTCTCAGGGACAGGGTTGACTGGAGGTGGGACAATTGCTTCAAGCAGAACATTAAATGTTGTAGGAGGCGATGGGATAACAGCTAATTCGGATGATATTGCTATTACTCCAGCGCAGACAACTATCACATCTATATTAGCGGCTGATATTAAAATAGGAGAGGACGACGAAACAAAGATAGATTTCGGAACTCCAAATGAGATACAGTTTTTTGCTAACAATGCCGAGCAGGTATATGTGGCAGATGGCGTTTTTGGACCACAGTCGGATAGCGATGTTGACTTGGGAACTACTGGAGTTCGTTTTAAGGACGCATTTTTAGACACGCTTGACATAGCAGGGGATCTAACCCTAAGCGCAGGGGCAGATGGTGCTTTGAATTTTAGTGTTCCTTCTTCTATTAAGATATCAGATAATAGCGTTGGAGCATTGGTGATAGAAGAAGCCAATAATGCCTATATGACGTTTATTACTTCCAATGGGAGTGAGTCTGTCAAAATAGACAAAGCTTTGAACGCTTCTGTCTCTGCTACTGTTCCTGATGGGCAGCTCATATTAGGGAGTACTAATGTAAGTAGCACTGCTGCTGAATTAAATTTTAATGATGGAGCTATAGCAGGAACAGTTGTCGCAAGTAAGACAGTTGTAGTTGATTCAGATAAAGATATTGGAGGTTTTAGGGATCTTAGGCTTACAGGAGAGTTGGATGCAGCCACGCTTGATATAAGCGGCGATGTGCATATTGACGGGATAGCCAACTTAGATAATACAGATATAGATGGTACATTGGCTGTAGATGGCACAACGATCTCCTTAGACGCAACAACATCTCTTAATATTGATAATTCTAATACATCAAACGGTATTACGATCGGGACAGCAACTTCTGGTGTGCCTGTTTCGATAGGGCATACGGCATCAGAGGTTACTGTAAATGACAACCTTACGGTTACTGGCACACTAGCATCAGGGGTGGCTACGATAGCCACTGGTTCGACCATTGGCAACTTAACTTTTGCCAATGGATCTATAACCGACTCTTCCGGTGCTATTACATTCGTTAATGAAAACCTTGCCACTACAGGTACGTTAGCGGCAGGGGTAGCTACGTTAGCCACTGGTTCTACGATAGGCAACTTGACTCTTGCTGATGGTTCTATAACGGATTCATCTGGCTCGATCACTTTCGTTAATGAAAATCTGGCAACTACTGGAACACTATCAGCAGGGGTTGCTACGTTAGCTACTGGATCTACAATAGGCAACCTGACCTTTGCG